TAGCTTCCCATGTTTGGTTGCAACAGTCCTTACCGTTTACGGTATTGAAACTAAAGTATGTTGAGAACTCCGGTCTTATGACTGAGGTTGCAACAGTCCTTACCGTTTACGGTATTGAAACGAATGTATCCATACCACCATCAACTTCACCGTGTTTAATAAGTTGCAACAGTCCTTACCGTTTACGGTATTGAAACTTAAAGAACCAGAAGGGAATCAAAAGGTAACAAAGAGTTGCAACAGTCCTTACCGTTTACGGTATTGAAACACAAACTTGCCATCATTTTGAACGATTTTAGGTTGAGTTGCAACAGTCCTTACCGTTTACGGTATTGAAACTCCACTTATTTAATGAATTCCGATCATTTCTCCATTTATGTTGCAACAGTCCTTACCGTTTACGGTATTGAAACTACCTCTACGACATTGTGCAATTTTTGCATCATATTGTTGCAACAGTCCTTACCGTTTACGGTATTGAAACGACAACTTTTGCACAGCCGAAAAGACAACGAGAATTGGTTGCAACAGTCCTTACCGTTTACGGTATTGAAACTGTCACGGATTTCCTTGATGATAGATACGCCACATAAGTTGCAACAGTCCTTACCGTTTACGGTATTGAAACTTTAACATATCTGCTGTGTGCAAAATTGCTACTGGTACAGTTGCAACAGTCCTTACCGTTTACGGTATTGAAACATATCTTCAATAAGTTCATTGATGTAACCAGTAATGCGTTGTAATAGCACCTACCGTTCACGGCATTGAAACCCTACAAACCAACCGAATGCGCATGCAAATGCAGCTAAGTTGCAACAGTATCTACCGTTTACAGTATTGAAACTGAGAATTAGGAACACCTCCTACTTCCTCATTATGTTCAGGTTGCAACAGCACCTACCGTTCACGGTATTGAAACCTATATAAAGAAGCGGATTGTTCCTGAACGAAATCAGGGTTGCAACAGCACCTACCGTTTACGGTGTTGAAACTTTATTTTTTGCTAACAAGTTTTAGTATTGCTAGTGCCAGTACCAGTGGCGTTAACGCATTTGCTAAGCTTGTTAGCTTTTCTATTATATCCACTATCATCACCTCCTTACAATTATATTATACCCTATATCGTGTATATAATCAAGTATTTATTTTGTTTTTTTTACAAACAAAAATAGAGCCTACCAACATAGATTTAATCTAGGTTAGTAGGCTCTTTTATTATAGTTGCGCGTATCCACCATTACGCGCTATGGAGATGTATGGATCACCTCTCATTCATCGATGAATCACTACTCCGATTATTGCTCCCGCTCCCACCATCTGAGATAGGTTGCGTTGCATCCGTAAGCGTTTGATTGTTCGATTGTCCTTCTCGACTTTCTCTTTCAACTCTATCAAAGAGCTCTTCATTTCGTTTAAGGTAATCTCTTGCTTTAGAGAGACTTCCTTGGCTGCCATCAATTCTGTTTCCAATTTCGATATTGTATTGTGTGCTTCGTTCAACTCTTCCCTTTGCTTCATGACTAAGCTCTGTGCTTCGGTCAATGGAATGTTGGATGCTTCGATTAAGCTCAACGCTTTTTCGTTGTTGCTCTTGAGCTCGTTCCACTGCGTTAATGGTACGCTGATAGTCACTTCCGTTTGGTTGATAGAAGATGTATCCGAGGCAAAGACAGAAGATGAACACAATACCACCGATAAGAATATAGCAGTTACGAGTGCTATTAAATACACTTTTGTACTTTTCATACATCATTGTCCTCCTGCATAGTCAGTAATGCCTCGTGCAATCGCACGCACAATAGTATCAAGGTCATTAGATAGCATAGCATGGTCTTGTTCATTATCGATAAAGGCCATCTCAACAAGAACTGCTACTGCATTAGTGCCATTAAGTACCCAAAGGTCATCACGTTTTTTAACGCCCCTATCTACTGTATTGATGCTGCGGATGATTTGACTTTGGATATCGTTCGCCAAGCGTTGCCCGTTAAAGGACTTGTACAAAGTTTCAGTCCCTCGTGCTTGCGTGTTGAATGCATTGCAATGGAGTGATACAAATATATCTGCGCCCCAAGAATCGGATTCAGCGCATACGAGACCTAAATCATCATTCTGCAGAGTGCGGACTTCACACCCTGCAGTTTCCAAATAGCGTGCTAGCATTTTGCCCGCATCACGTGCCACATCACATTCACGTGTTCCATATACAGGATTCACCGCACCACTATCTAAGTTAATGTCGTGTCCTGGATTAATAAATACTTTCATCGTTTATTCTCCTCTTCCAATTTATCAGGTATTCCGTTTCCGTCCTTATCTATCCATAAGGCAAGGAATCCAACTAATGCAGTTAATACTGACGGAATGAATATATGATCTATAATGTTAATCCCTACATTAATCAGTTTGTTCATATCATCAGATACATACCCTTGAATGAACACCATAATGTACTCAACCACTACCAATAAAATAGGTACTAGCATTGTTAGTACTAGTACCCTTGTTGCAAGAATACCTGTAGGGTGGATGTTGGCCACCCTAACAGATTGATATGATTTTTTAATTGTGTTGATGAGCTTTGGTGGTATATTCATGTAATTCCTCCTTAATATCATCAACACGAACTTCTATGCTATCGACACGAGATGTTAATTTTACATGTTCCGTGTAAGCTTTGGTCCGTTGTTCTCGTGAAAGTTTGATTTCATCTTTCAAGTCTTTCAAGGTGTCAGTAAGTACACCCATTTTTTCCTGAAACATCAAATTGTCTTGCATTCGTTGCAAATCCAACTTTTCGAGCAACGGAATAACTAGAACCTTATACCCTATTCCCGCAACTATACTGACAATAGTCAACGTGGTTAGAATGTCATTCAGTTCGAATTGCCATGTCCACATAGACACTCCTTTCTTATTGTACTTCTACTGTCTTAGTAAACATCAACTTCATGCGTGCATTGTAGAATTTGATTGTTATAGGTCCTGCTGTAGATGGTAATGGTACTTCTACATTTTGGTTATTCATGTATTGGATTTTACCGTCGTTAATTTGGAATGGTAGAGTAGTAAAATACATAATATTTATTTTTTCACCATCTATACTTACGACAGGCTCATATAGGGCTTCATCGGAAGTAAAGTTCAGAGCTCCAGTTTTAAGCCCTTCAAAATATTCAAGCATAATTCCTTCAAGGCTATCACTATGTACAAGCACATTATTATCCAATAATAAGTTTTTAATCTTTGCGACTGTTTCAATGTTTACATTATCCCCTTGCGGACCTGGAGCACCTTGCACACCTGGTTCTCCAGTATCACCTTTCGGTCCTTTTAATAATTCCAACTGTTCGGCAGTAAAGTCGCTAAATTTAAAAGGTTCACCTTTAGGACCTGGAGTTCCTGGTTCGCCTTTATCACCTTTTTCTCCCTTTAATTCCAGTTTCTGTGCTTCGGTTAATTCCTCAAAACGTAATGGCTCTCCTTTCGGCCCTTGCTTTCCATCTTCACCTTTTGGGCCAGGGTCCCCTTTAGGACCTTGTAACTTGATAATTTGTGCATTGTCTTTAACATCAACTTTATCATCTGCATTCATATAAATATTAATAGTATTAGTATCGCTCATATTATTTCCCCCTATTACTTACACCTTCTGATACAGTTAACTTACCTTTTACAAGGCACTTGATGGGGCGACTCCCTCCCCATAGGAATAAATCCCATACATAGACACCGGCTTCCAATAAATTCGTATCGAGTACCAATTTAATTTTGCATGCTTCCCCTTGCGCTAAATCATCATGCATCACTTCGATATTGAATTTAGCAGCATAATCATCTTGCCATACTGTTTTGCGAATACAAGCGAACACATCGCTTGCATCCACGTTTACTCCATATCCCACAATTAGCGATACAAACTCGCCTCTAACAGCGTTCAGATTATGCGTTTGCGGATCCATCATCTTCACCTAAATCCATTAAATCATTGTGCACACATCCTTCTGTCGGACATGTGCCATCGTCGTTAAGTACTTCCCAACAGTACTCACAGAATTCCATTACGGGAACTTTACTATCACCGATATATTTAGGCATATTATTGCACCTCCTTGATTCGTGCTACCATTTCGCTATTCAACTTGATATATTGAGCACTAATTGCGTTAGTAGGTTTCCCCATGAGTAGCAATCGGCGTTGAGCCTCTTCTAGCGTTTTAAAACGTGGTTCATATTCGCCTTTTATGGCGTTTATTTTTTCTTCCTTCGTCGGAATGTATTCAACTACTGGCGCGTCTTCGAACATACCATCCTTATAAATTTTTCCATCGAGAAAGGCATCTAGCATGTCATCCCCGCCATATATATATTGAGCTGCATCTGGATATTGTTCTTTAGCTTGCTTAAGCAAAGCCTCTTCACCGATAGGTACTATCATATTATCTACGATAGATGTAATTCGACGTCCATCTGCATCAAGTACATGAATATAATTGTTCATTTCTTTTATCCTTTCGTCATTAACAAGGGGGAATATATGAATAGTACTATTAAGCACTCTCCATATACTGTTGATGGTGTAGCCTATTTAGCGATTGGGAATTAAGCGGAAATACCGAACGAAAACACGCAGCATTTGATATTGGGGTACTTAAATACATTGTCATTTGTGAACCACACTTTAAATTTTAATTGGTCATATTCGGTGATTAAATTCCAATCTCCTTCACGTGGATTCTTGTATTCGGCCTTAGCCAAAAAGCAGACAGAATAAGGGATTATCCAATTGTGATATTGCCCATCTTCACCACTTACTCCCCATTGGATAGTAAATCCATTGGCAAACTTCACAAATCCATTCTCTTCAAGCCTTTGTGCTACAATTCCGCCCATTCCAAGTAGATTTTTTATATCTTTCAAAGTAGAAACTGGATTTTCTTGCCAGTTAGCCGCACCAAGGATTTTGGCAATCATAGCCGTAATAGCTGGATGGGATGAAATATCTGTGTTATGAGTAGCTAATTCAGTTTTTACTTTTTGTAAAAGCCCACCATGTGCACCAGGATCTGAATTATGCGCTTCCAAATCATGGACAGATGCTACCCCATTATCAGAAATAATCGCTTGCACCTTTTCAGCGTTGCCAATTACGGTAGTAATTGTAAATGTGTAACTATCCATCGGTGTATTCTTATCAGGGATGTAGTCAACATAGTTGCCTCCATTTGTGTAAGAGAATAGCACCTCCTGCCCATTCTCACCGGCTTTTGCCATGAGCCCTATTTCTCGTGCATAAAAACCGGCTTCAAGGTTTTTATTCGAGAGTAACCCCTGTACCATGAATTGGCCATCGCCTGTTTTAACACTTTTAGTAATCGCCAATTCCAGGCGCTTATCAGTTAACGCCGTAGCGCGTGGAATTGATGCGGGCATATCGCCTGCACCAATAACGATTTTTGTAAAAATCAAAGCCTGCTTACTCGCATTAGCTTCCGCAATAGTATTTGTCCCCGCCATTGTAGTAATGACGGCAGGATATTTCGCCATGTATACCTCCTATATATGAATAAATTGGTGAACGGTAACAATACCGCCGATATAGATTTGTTGCGTTTGTGGGCCTGTCGCGATTTTTAAGCTAGGTTCAGCTACGGCACTGCCTGCAGCTGTTGCAATACCACCGACATACACGCCGCCTGAATTAATAGCGTGCACATATTCGATACCATCTAGCCAGGACCGCTTATTCTTAACGAATTCCAATATACGAAGCACGCGCTCCCGTATATTGGGCGTCATCATATAACCGGACATCTGGAGTTTAAAATGGTAAGGCTTCCCGCCCTCGTAGCCCCAGTTCTCCACAACTTCGCAGTCTGAATATAGTTCGCCGATAGCTTCCTCAACTAATCCAACGGTGCCCTTTCTTCGATGCCAGGCGATAGAACTCAAAATTAATTTAATCTTTTGTTCTCTCGCTACAGCTTCATCGTAGAAGTCAACGTGTAAATGCCAGGCTAACTCATCTAGTATTGGCGTGCTTAACTCATTAAGATGCGACAAAATAGTTAGTCTATCCACGAACGGCATCAACGCCATAAGTCGCAACGTAACCACTTCAGCTAAGGCTTGAACATTAGCATCATTAGCAATCGAGCTCGGCAGCGTATCCTTTAATTTGAATTTGTAGAGATCATTCATGCTCTACACCCCCATATGTGATAGTCTTACCAGTACACTGCGCCAATTCCACTTGGTAGCCATCTTCCTTTTTGCCGTCTTTCACGACAATAAATACAGGGGAGGCTACGCTAACACGTTTAGCCCCTGCTTCCATTACACGGCGAATTAATTCAGATGGAATGATATCACGCCCTACTTTTCCGGATTGCCATTGTATATAATCCGTAACCGCCGCATCGACTCGACTCTTAATCGTGTCAGCGTAATACGAATTATCCGAATCAATGTAGTACTGAATATCGATACTATAATTCTTAGCAATTGGCGCTTTTACAGACACATTATCAGTAAGTGGCCGCACCTTCTTATCGGTGAGCGTAGCTTCCACTAATTTAATAATTTCTTCTCCGGCAATTTCACCAGATACAAGACCAGGATATACAACTACATCCCCTGGTTTAGGTGATACCACTTTTACGGAGCTAATAAGGGCTGATGCTTTTTTTGTAAAAAACTCATAGGCCCCTTCGGCCCCTGCACAAGAAAAGCTTTCAGGCGCTTCCCTAATACGTTCGCGGAACGCATCGTCCGACTCCGTATCGGCGCCACCTTCCGAGATTGTAATATTTGTTACACTAGCGATATACGGGATTGGATCCACAAGAGTGGTAATCGACCCTACTGGGTAGCCATTCCCTTTAGCTGAAGCTTCCGTACATACCGCTTTTACTTGTATCATGGTTTCAGTAGCTGATAAGTAGTAAGGCTCAGTAGTCGCGAAAAATACATTATCGCCGGAAGTAAAGCGTGTACCTTTTGGAATGGCTATGCCTTCGGGCCTTGCCATTGATGCAGTTAACTTCATAGTAGTGACTGCGCCCGTAGCTCGTAAGCGTTCCACGCCTAACGCAATACCGATATGGTCTAAGTTATTTCCCCTAGCATAGGCCAGAAGATTCTGCTTGCCCGTATCGTTGATGCGGTTTAACAATAAAATCACAATGTTAGTAATCGCTAATAGAAATAAACGAATAGGGTCTGCCGGTGCTAACTTTCGCCCAGTAACAGAGGTGTAGAGGGCGAATATTTCATTTTCAACGGCTTCTTTATCCGCCGTGACAAAGTTGATTTCAGGTAAATTCATTATTATCGCCTCCACGGTGGTAAATTAACAGTCGCCCTTATATCTACATCAGGGCATTTCAAAATAAGGTTAGCAGGTAATATCACATATTGAGCATACTCTTGATTGGCTTCTAGTAGCACGTTCATATAAGCTTCGTTACCGTACACTTTAAATGCGATACCGTCCCACATATCCCCTTGGATGGTTCTATATCGATTCATAGCCACCTACACTTTCTAGCCATTCGTCTTTTATAGCAATTGATACCTTGGGCAGTAAATGCCCTTCTTCTGCGTCGGTTGTGGCAGTACTCTCGAAGTCTACGGACACAACTCTGCAGCGTGGCTCATATTCAGTAATGGCCCGAATCACCTCCGCAGAGATTCTAGCCATTGCTACCGGTAAAGGTAAATCAATAACAGTACCATCAATACCAAATCGCCTATCAAGCGGTACAGAAAATTGCGTTGTAGAAATAATGGTTCGCACATTTTGAATAATCTCAGTAAGAATATCCTTGGGAGCAAAATCAATGCCGTCAAGACGAGCGCTTACGTCAATTTGCATTTGTATCGCCTCCTTGTTTAGGTGTGATTACAACTTTAGGAATATCGGGAGCCTCCTTCAGCGTTACATTAATAGATGCGGATAATACATTACCTCGATTATCAATCGTATTCATCGCAGCGCTTATACTGGTAATTAGTAATTTATGCTCACTAAATGGTTTACCATTAATAATCAACTGCTCGGCTTGCCCTTCTTGGCACATCTTGGCCACTGCTTCAATTTCTTTTAAAGGATCAACGCCCAATAGCTTATTAAAGTTCATTGTAAAAGAAATTTCATCCGCATCAGGCCCCAGGAATTCAAGTATTGGCTTTTGCCCTATGATTTCGTGAGACGCTGTTCGTGCACTGATATTCCGTGCCAACGCATCGAACGTACGCACCGTATGGGAGGATGCCACAAACACAATTTTTCCAAAGCTTCCTAATTGACGTTGCGGCAAGTATCCACCCAGGCCAAACTTATCCGCTAAATTAGATAGGCGAGAGTAAGCCACATCGCCTAATTGCGTATTTTGTAAATTCTTTAAACCTTGTGAATTAAGATTCTTCTTATAGTTGGCAGCAGTACTACCTAATTTACTAAATAAAGATATGTTACTCACCTCCTATCCATTCGGCGTGCCTGTGCTTCCGCCTCCAGGAACAACACCACCGTGCGTGTGAGACACTAAACTAATTCCGTTAACCACTACGTCCCCTGAAGGGGCGTTGATAGTTAAGTTGCCAGTACAATTAATAACGAGCCCTCCACCGTCCGCATCATAGGAGACGGTCGAGCCGTCCGCAAATTTGATGCCGTGGATATTCTGCCCATTAAAATAGGGCTTATCCTTGGCATTATACGTAGTGCCTAAGATGTAGCCCTGGGACAAATTATTATCTTGAGGTAGAAATAAACACAATACCTGTTCGCCAACACCTGGCATCCAGTAATGTTTATTATCTTGTGATCCGTGTGAAAGTACTTCGAGTGGATACGATACTAAATCATCGCGGTCCGGAAATGTTACTCTTGCCGTCATGGTAGCGGGGTCAGTACTAGATACGATGCCGTCACGAATTAAATTTTTTAACGCTACACTAATATCCATCTAGGCACCTCCTTATATCTAGGCTTTGTGTATATCCGCCCCCTACCTTATGGGAGCATTTACTAATGATATACTTACCGTCGAATTTACCGAACCCTTTTAAATTGATTGTGGCTGATGCAGCCAATACGATATGGCCAAGCATAGCAACAGAACCAGTAATTTCATTCTTGTTCTTTTCTCGTAGCTTTTTCTTGGCCAAGCGTTCCGCTTCCGCCTGTGTTTCACAACTTTGGTTAACTTGCAATATCTTACCTTGTGTTTTGTTAGGGTCCTTGAACGTGAATTCAATATTACTCTTTTGTTTAGTACTCTTATGCTTTACGTGACAGCCCCAATACACATCCTTTAGCGATGTCTTTAACGAGTAGCTACCCTGATAGGGGATGATTTCCCCTAGTTCCTTAATTTGTTCTTCTGTAAGGTCCGTAGGCATTGGTCCCTTGATTAGCGTTGCAACTACTTTTTCTGTTTCGAATTTTGTTTCATCAAAAATAATCACTTGCTTATCTGAAACCTTTAGCGCCAGTCCATTATCCTTACAGACTTTCATTAAGAATTCTAAATCAGATTGGTCCGACTGCTCGACCCTATCTAATTTGATTGTTTCGGGTGTATCATAAAACAATTCAAGCCCCGCACCTTTTGCGAGCTCCTCCGCAACAGATTTGAGTGTAGTCTTCTCCCATGACTTACTCTTCAATTCCCCTCTTAACTTGGATTCATCTGGAACACTAACAGCCCCTATAGTGACCTCGTGCGGTGGGTTTTTACAAGTAATTTCATCAATTTCAAACTGCCCGCATTTCATTTCTATCTCGTCCCCGAGTTCATTCCAATTATGAAACACGATTGATGCGGTCAACTTAGCCCCTTTTTCAGGAAACCAGTCAGACATCCAAAGCTCTTCTATATCGTGTAGTGTGATTGATATATCGTCAGCTTCTCCAGACATTACATCGTTAAAGCTGAAATCCTTTAAATAGGGAACTAGGTCTTGTGTTATGTCCTTTTGGTCATAATGCAGTTTGACAGTAACGTAACGCAAATTACTAGGCATAGCTTACACGCCCCTTCCGGTTTTGGATTTCGGCAAGGCGTGCTTCTAGGTCATCCAACGCTCCGCCTACTGCACTTTTAATTTGTTGCACCGCACTTGCATCGGCATTACCATTAATAGTGATGTTGATCGGTGCGGAGACAGATACAGCGGAGTTACCTTCACTAGGTAAAAGCCCCATCATAGCACCAGTTTGACGCCATAAGGCTTCGGCCCTAGGTGTACCATTGATAGGAATGGCAGCTTCATCAGATTCTTCGGCAAACGTAGTAAGGAACGCCCCTTTACCATAAATACCGCCTTTCGCGTTATGCTGTACAGATTGCCCATTTGCTGTCGCTGAGCCTTCTATTCGTGCTTGAATTGGTCTACTGAAAATGGATCTAACCCATTCCCATTTTTCACTAATCCAATCAAACAACCCTCCGAGTTTACTCATAACCCAATCATAAAATTGGCCAAGTGCCGCCTTAGGGTCTTCCCATAATAGAGTGAACCATGCTTTTACGTCTTCCCAGTTAGCAATTAGGCCCATGCCTGCATAAATAAGCCAGCCTATTGGCCCCGTCATGAACGCGATAATTGCTGCAGTAGGAGATTCCCACATCGAAGTACAGAATGCAGATACGGCGTCAAAATTATTTGATAGCCAAACTAACGCTGCTATTAAAGCGACCACGGCAATAATTACGAGCCCTATTGGATTGGCGCTCATCGCTGCATTGAGTGCCCATTGCGCAGCAGTAGTTGCATACATTGCAATACTACTTGCTATCATGCCGGCCCTATGGATGCCTGATGCAATAGTACTTCGAATCGTAGCTACACGTTCCGATTCCATCATAAGCTTATAAGATGCTTGTGCTGCTATTACACTATAATAGACTGCTCGAGCTGCTTTATAGGCAATTACCATGCCGGCTACAGCTACGCTTGTTTTGATTATGGCTTCCGTAAGCTCCGGATGTTGCCCCGCAACCTCAGCGACGTAAGCAGCTTCATTTGCAAGAGATTCACCTAGTTTTGCTAGAGTAGGTAACATTGTGCTACCGATTGCGATTGCTACTGATTCAGTTGCAGATGAAAGTTTAATTAGTGCTCCGCGTGCATTATTTTGCATCGTATTAGCCATTTCCTCAGCAGCGCCGTCACTGTTTTCAAGTTCCTTCGTTAAATTATCTAACGCATCAGGTCCTTGATCAATAACAGATACCCAAGCTGATGCGGCATTGGTACCGAAGATAGTAGCAAGCGTAGCAAGCTTTTGTTCCTTACTCATATCCTTGGTCTTATCTGCTAAGTCGCGAACGATAGCGCTCATCTTACGTGGTCCGTTGGTATCATTCATAGAAATACCTAGACTGTCTAGTGCGGCTTTGGCTTCTTCTTGTTGCGCCGTGGCTTCACTTAATGATAGCCCCATTTCCTCAATCGCTTTAGTCGATTTAGAGGAAGTTCCTGCCAAACGCAAGAACCCTGAACGTAATGCCGTACCGGCTGCAGATGCTTTAATACCACTGTTGGCCATAAGACCCGTAAGTGCAGCCGTTTCTTCTAAGCTTGCGCCAAAGGCATGAGCTACTGGTGCGGCGTACTTCATTGTTTCGCCCATCATTTCGACAGTTGTATTTGTCTTGGTGGTAGTTTTAGCAAATACGTCCGCCATATGCCCTGCGTGTTCGGCACTTAATCCAAAGGCAGTAAGGTCATCAGATACGATATCAGCAGTACGCGCTAAATCCGTATTACTTGCCGCAGCTAAGTTCAAAAGCCCGGGCATACCTGCCATGATTTGTTGAGAGTTCCAACCCGCCATGCCTAGATATGTCATGGCTTCGCCTGCTTGTGTGGCGGAGAACATAGTTTTTTGCCCGAGTTCGCGAGCGGTGGCCGTCAATTGTTGCATTGCCTTATCGTCGGATACGGTGATTGCTTTTACCTTGGACATCACTGCTTCAAAGTCTGCTGCTTTAGATAGCATTCCAACGAGCGGAGCGGCCATTACAGCAGTAGTAGCCATAGTACTACCTAAATCACTACGAGCGCTTTTAGCATTAGCATCTGCGGCAATTTTATTTTGCATTGCTTTTCTGAGTTTTGCGTCTTTAGCTGCCGTTTGGTCTAGCGCCTTACCAACTTTCTCTGTTGCATTGCGGTACGAGTCCATGGAAATAACGCCTTGCTTTAATGCAGAATCCAAAGCTCTTTGCTGCGCTTTCAACTCGGTCATTTGCGAACCGTACTGCGTCAATGTGCCTTTGGCTTGTTGCATGGATGTTTTAAACCCTTGTGCTAAGGCGCCGTTTATAGCAAAAGCAATCTCAAATACTTTACCCGCCATAGTTCCTCCTTTCTTTTAAATTTATATACGCAAAAAGCGCTTGATGGATTAGTCCTCTTCCTCCCTCAAGCGCTTTTCATCTTCAAGAACAAATTCTAAATCGTCTATCCAATCTGCTATTTCAGCAATTGGAGTAGACATCCAAAAGTCTATGCCTCCGCACTCTCTAAGTCGGATGGCAATTCTTCGGCATTGTTGTCCGGGAGAAGTCCCATTTTCTCTACCGAACCACGCAATAAAAAAACGCTTACCTCTGCGCACATTTCAGTAAATTCAGAGATTGGCATTGTCATTAATACCTTTGCACTTTCCTTTAATGCTATGGCGGCAACTTCTGCCTGAAACCGTTTAGAAAATGTAACGTCTGGGGTCATATCGCCTTCACGGCGGACACGAAGTTCCGCCTTTGTGAAGTCAAACCCAGTTAAATTGTTCAAACCATCAATTAGTTTTTCGCGATCATATGTAGCCATTATTTACCCAATGCCTCCCTTACGGATGCTAAGTAATCAACACCATTGATTACACAAACATAGTTGAATTTATCAATTTCAGTACGAGTTTTACCCCCGACAGTCATTTTGAAATATACAATTTCAAACTCTGTAGAGGTATCGGTTTTACTCGCCTGTTCAAATTTGCCAAGACCAATTTTCTTAGGCATCACTTTAGCATATACGCTAACTGCTTCAGGCACTAATTCACCTTTTGCAGAATCATATAATTGTTGCGCACCACGAATTTCGATATCATGCACCTTTTGACTAGCCAGGTCTGTCACATCTTTGTCAATGGTATTCCATTTAATGGACATGTTCATAGCCTTAGTTTGACCAAGTACACCCAAATCAACTTCGCCGGCAATGCCTGCGCCCTTGATGGTATCGCTGATAAATTCGATATCAGGTAAGGTTACGTCGGCGTAACCATATAATTCTCTGCCCGAGCTAAAAATGGCAAAGTCAATCAACTTATCTCTATGTTTAGCCATGAGTTACCTCCCTTTTAATTAAATAATGTGCTCATGTAAGACGAATCATATTCTTGAATAAAGTCGATTTCACGAGCCGGTGTTGGCACACCTAAATATACATGGAATCGATAAATTCCGTTCAACAAATCTGTTGTAGGGTTTTCAGATTCCAAGAACTCAACACGAGCCCCAAGAAGCGCGCCGGATGCTACGTGGCCATTTAGCCAAGCGTTGGCACTGTTCACAACGTTATTAATCAAACGCTTGTTCCCTGGGTCGTCAATTTTAGACCAGAAAGAAGTAATGAGCGTATTGGATACCCAGTTAAACATACGACGTACAGGGATAAAGGAATCCTTAACGTCTGTATTAGATGGATATGCCGTTGTACGGTTGCCCCAGGCTCTCCATCCGCCGATGAAATTAAGCGCAGTAACGACGCCTTGGCCGTTCAAGTAAGCTGCTTCATCTGGGCCTAAGTAGATTTCAGTACCGTCTTTTAATACGGCGCTATCTGCTTGCAAGGACTCATTGGACGGAGACTTGTAAGGAATATCGTCATATTTGGCGTCTGTCTTAGCCATAAGACCCGCGAGTTGTGTGGATAAATGGAATTGACGATTAGCTAACGCTACTTTTGGCCAACATAAGATTTGACGTTCATCAACGTAGTTCTTTTTATTTTTCCATTCACTAACTGCAGTTGCCTTTTTAATTTCATCAGTAGGTGCATCGCACAAGGACATAGCTTGGAACATACCATTAATAGTAGTTTCCTTTGCTTTCATTACGGCCGCCACAAGCGTATTATGAGACCAACCAGGTGCCAATAAATTGCCAGGGATTAAGCCAAATCGTGGGAATACTTCATTGATAAGTTCCAAACCCTTACGCTTGCCTTCTGTATCCACACCGCCTACGATGTCATCTGCCGTTACCATAGATGGGTCCACGTAATCATAAGATACCCAAACAGATGTTGCGCTATTAAGTGCCCCTGTAGATACAATCCCAATAAGCAATTTGCCTTCATCGTTAAATGTCGCAGTGTAATCAACATTGATAGTTGACGCCGCTCCGCCATTGGTAGCAGATACTTTTAACGTGTTAAGTAATACAGGGTCTTCAATTGTGACGACTTTATCCTGGATTTGTTTTTGCGTGGATGCCAAAGTCTTCTTATGTTTCTTCGGATCAAGAACATTGATAAAAACTACTGGCGCCATCCCGAATAAAGAGAATTGGGAATACATAGCTTCACACAACGTGTATTTATCCCATTCTTTAGAGTAGCCCAATTGAGTAGTGGCAGATGCGTAGTTGTAGCACAATACGGCTTTATTAGCTTCCGCTGGGTCCGTAGCTAAGTGCACAGGTGCGGTGCCAACATAAACCGGTAAGGCTGCCGTAGCTTCTGTCATAGAAATAAGAGAAGTAGGTACCTCTCTTGTATAAATTCCGTGTCTATAGTTTCCCACTATCTACGACCTCCTTTTTTAAATGCAAGGTAAGCGGTGTTCATCGCTGTACCTTCTGTTGCTAATTCTTGTTGTGCTTCTGCAATCTTATTGATTGGCACAAATAATAAGCGTAACATTGCTTTATCTTCACCTACCGTAGCAGGAATGCCGTCAATATAAACGGTGCCTGTGGAAAGACCTAATTCAGCACTATTAGGGCCTAAGTAGATTACTTGTTTAGCATCTTTAGATGTAACTGTTTTTTCCGCAGTCTCAATTGCTTCATTTACAACTTCAACTGGTGCATCAGCTTTTGCCATTAAATAATCATCTCCTCTCGTATTTGTTCGATATCATATTTAACCGTCATAAATCCCTCCCAATACGGATACGCTTGATCCGGAGGGATGTCGGTATCAATTCCGTGTTTATCATCCAGCACTAAACGGTATCGCTTAGCAATAACAGGATGAGCCAGTAATGCTTGCCGTGTGGTTTCTAAGAAATTAGTAATCTCCATCCAACCCTTTTCCACGTCCTCGGAGTACACGCCATGGATTAGAAACAATTGGACAGTTGACCCCTGCAAGGTATCTTCAATCTTATTAATTCGAATAACAAGATGTGGATATTGGTCCTCCTTGGATGATTCTTTCATTTTTAAAAATCCCGGTACAACCAATAAAGGATTCCCCTTTACTTGTGCGTCATCGCTAAAATAGTTAGCGTGCACTTTCTTTAGAAATTCTCCCAAATCGGTTGCTAATTGCGTAGGTGTCATCGATTACCCTCCTATTAATGCGTCGAGCGCGAGTTCCATTTGCTTTTGCAATTCCTGCTCTGCTTTATTCCCAACAAAAGCGGATATCTTGGCATCACCTAGTATGCTTGGTACTGATGGGCCGTGAAATTGCCCTATCGGATACCTGTCTGCACCCTTACGATACATCGCCCCGATATGTCCACTCCTCATACGAGCAATAAAAGCATTAGGAATTGGCCCTCCGCCACCATTCCGCATTACTTGTGCTTTGACTATACGCCCTCTCCGTTTAGGCGGACTTTTTGGCGTAACTTTGAATTTAGTAAGAGCGATTGGTCTACCCTTTGAACGAATAAAGGCAGATAAAGTCATGCCTGCCTTATCCACCTTTATGGTTTTATTAATATTTGCTTTAGTAATTAGATAGTCCTCGTTAACACGATCAACTGTAGCCTTTTTGATTTTAGGCAACGCTTTGTTGATAGCTTTTGCAGTAGTCTTCGGAGTACCAACAACTAATGCGTCTATCTTAGCCAACCCATTTTTAAGCCCTTTTATGTCAATAGTTACACTCACGAGTTATTCCCCCTAAGGACAATGCTTAGCATACCCATGTCATCTTCGCATGATTGGACCAACATAATGCGACCGTCAAAGCGAAAGATTTGATTGTACTCCGGCACCTCAGGTAAATCCCGCTTGGCCACGTGTACTATAATCGTGTCGTAAATCAGCCCATCAATATCCTGGCCCATGATTTCGACATGCTGCTTATCGGTAAGACCTTCCGCCACAGCATAGCACTGCGTACCATTTAGATTATGTACTTCGGCAAATTCATTGGAATTGATAAACACCTTTTC